CGATTCTCACAGCATCCATGTATGGCTTGAATGTATACGGCTACGTTTTCGGAGTTAGTGGCCCGGCTAATCTCGCGGGCAATGTCATTGCAGAGTTCTTCTTGTAGCGTACCACGACGAGCACACCACTGAGCAATACGAGTGTACTTGCTAAGGCCAATGAGCTTTTGAGCGGCAATAATCCCGATATAAGCAACGCCACTGACAGGTTGGTGGTGATGACTGCACATACTGCGAAGCTCACTACGTACCACAAGCATTCCTTCGTAGCGGTCTTGTGAGTCGTTGGGAAATGCTGTTGCGTCTGGTGCTGAGTCATATCTACCTTCCATGATTTCATTAAAGTACATCTTGGCCAGTCTACGTGCTGTACCATGCGAATTGGGATCTGTTTCTCGATCGATCAACAAACGATCAAGCACTAGTTCAAATGCTTCTGTAGCTTCGTCGATCAGTTGCTCTTTGTTATGGTCGTTGACATATTCACTAATGTTGTCGCCTGCCCAAAATCTTTTGCCGTCACGCTTCATTTTTGCACGAAGATAGTTTCCAAGATACTTTTCTTCTTCATAGCCCTTGTCGCTCATGTCGTCTCCGGCTTTTACATACACTTCTTTGCCCAAAGGGGGAAATTCGTTTTTGACAAACTTCCGACTGTCGGGCGTGTTCATTATGGGATCTGGTTTAAATTTTTCTGTCAATTTGTTTCTCCGAGTTAATAGTCGTGGATGACTTTGTGCTATTATAATGTATTTAGATTGCTGTGTCAACCCGTGATGGTTATTTCACGTAGATCTGGATAAGTTACTGGCACAGGTTTGGGGTTGGTTTCTTTGACGCCTTCTAGTAAAGCAAGGCCTTGTATAGCTTCTTCAATTGTGGGTTTATAGTGATAGCCCACAACAAAAGATTTTTGAGTTTGCCACGGTGAGACAGCAAGATCACGACCATCATAGCGTTGACGAATCATAGCATCGTATGCGTTTGCATCATCTAATAAGATAGCACCGCCACGGCCTATGTGCAAGGGCTTGGTATGTCCAAAACTCAAACACTGCATTGATCCAGCACGATACATGTTGTGTTCCAGTCTGCGAGCACTGTCCCAGATTCTGGTACCATGAAATCTGTACTCTCCACACCATTCTTCTTCTTTGTAGTAATACTTGATGCCCAACTTGTGCATGGTCATAGGTATGCTGAGATAGGTATATGGAGTCATCACCACTTCACGCACCCGGTCATGTCGCAAGCACAGTTCGATAGCATGTGTGCAACAGTCGGTCATAATGGCATAAGGCGCACCAGTGAACTCGGCTAGCTCTTGCTCAAATTTAAGAATCTTATCAAACATTGTACCACGCCCATGCATGCCGAATCATATGATCTAGATCATGGTGTTTCCACTCACCTGCAACCAATCCAAACTTGGCAGCACTGGCAGTCAGTATAGGCGGATCGCCTGCTCGGTTTTCGCCCAATCGAATCATCACAGCATCGCCAGTGACCTGTTGTGCAGCATCAATGATTTCTCTGTTGCTAGTTCCTGTGTTGGATCCAAGATTGTACACACCAGCAGTGACTGACTGATTCAAGGCCATGACATGTGCTCGAGCAATATCTTCCACATGCACATAGTCGCGAACACAGGTTCCGTCAGGAGTGGGGTAATCAATACCGTTGAGCACAAAATCTTGATTGTCCCGAATGCTTTCTAACACTCTAGCAATGATGTGCGTGGCTCCGGGTTCTTGGCCGTGTCTGGCTCGGCTGTCAGCACCACAGGCATTGAAGTATCTAAATGCCACATAGTCCAGGCCATATGCACGATGATAGCTTTCTAAAATCTGCTCTACCATCAGCTTGCTTTCTCCGTAGGGACTGATGGGCTCTCGCGGATCAACTTCGTGGCACGGAGTCATGATAGGTTCACCGTAGACCGCAGCACTTGAACTAAAGATAAACCTTGCCCGTGGAATAGCAGACATCATGATGTTCAGCAGGTTCAAGGTCTTGACCACGTTGTTGTGATAGTAATCACTGGGGTGTTTGATGCTGGGTCCAACCAAGCTAGTGCCTGCACAATGCACAATGGCTTCAGGTTGAACATCCAACAGTCTACGATATGACTCGTCGCTGTCAAAGTCTGCTTGCACAAAACTCATTGTACCCTGCAGGTGACGGGGCAAAGGTCTGCGATCAATGCCTGTTACTGAGTGGCCTGCATCTCGTAACTGCAATGCTACTTGTCCACCAATATAGCCAGCAGCGCCTGTTACTACTACATTCATGATTCAATCTTTACAACTTGATATTTTTCGTGAGAAACATAGTCACGATAGCGATTGCCTGATCGATTCCATGCCTCACCTGATCCAGTCATGATATCAATGATGCGCCCAATAGTGCCGTTGTTCCAGTCTGATATCAAACCCATGTTGTGATGCGGTTCTCGCAGATTGTTTTGCATCTTGTGATAAGCGTCATCTATGCTCCAAGGCACATACAGTCTATTGGGATCGTTGGCAAAAGTCTCTGGGAAACTACGATATGCAGGATACACCACGTTGCAGCCCAGCGTGTCTGCTTCGCTTACAGTGTTGGATACCCAATCTTGTAAAGCACAGTTGAACAGCACACGAGTATTGTTCAAAAGCTCGTAGTACTGGTTCTTTGTGAGGTTTTCGTAGATGCGAAGCTTGCCTTCTGCCTCCATACGGCGGGCACGTTCAATATACGCTGGATTGTTGGATCGCAAAGGTCCGCCACTGTAAATTGCAAACTCACATGGTTCAGTGGTAAGTTCACCATACATTTCAATGAGGTCCATAAAGAAGCCAGGTTGCTTTTCTTGATCGAACCTAGCTGCGAAACCCACCCTCCGCGGACGGCTATCAAACGGCTGGATGTTTTCCAGTCCACCGATCCGCTCCAGTACTTCTGATTTGCCGAATGCCAGGCCACTAATGTTGTAAAGTGGAGCAGTCCAGCCAGCAATGCGCATGTGCGCGACCATTTCTTCGTTGGTAGCAAGTACAGCACCGCCTGAGAACGCCACAATCTCATTGACCATTTTTTCATACAAATCCATCCAACGATTCAGACCCCATACATGCACAAAGTCATCAGGGTCAATGGCCTGTGCCAAACAGCGTACATAGATACGGGGCACTTGCTCGCGAGGAATCTGATTGATGATATAGCCTAGGCTTTCAAAGCCAGGTTGGAACATGTCTTCAAAGTAGATCACATCCTCACCAGTAACTTCACCGTTCTTCATCAGCTGAACCAGATTCATCATTTGACTCATAGCAAAGTAACTGCGGCCGTGTGCATCCAGCACTTGTCCTACACTAATGCTTTGGGTGTTATCGATCGTGACGCCTGGCACATATACTACATCCAGTTTACGTCGATCAAACACACGACGATTCCACTCAGTGAGTTGCAGAGTGTATCGTTCTTGATAGGCCTCTAGGCCCATGTAAAATAGTTTTCTCATGCTGGACGATATCCTGTGTAGCTAGCAAATCGGCGTGTGTCCTCGTCCCACATGTTCTTGGCATTTTTGCCTTGTGAGTACTTGTTGAACTGCTGCCATGCATAGCTCTTGAAGTTGTAGAGATCGGCCTCGTTGTAACGATAGCCGTAGTCCTGGCAGAACTCATAGAGTTTTTCCAGATCTTCAAACAGTTCGTTCACACGGGGATTAGATTTCAATTGTGGCTTGGCCATGATACTTCCTTAAATATTAACACTGAGTTGGGGGCGGTGAGTTTCATACTTGATCAGTGCTCCGTTTTCACCATCTTCGGACACTTCAATCCAGACTGCACGGTCAGGATATTTTTGTGCGATTTGCATGTACAAATCGTCGCTCATCATTTCACAGCTCTTGAAGTCAAGAGCCAGGGTACCTGTGGCATAGAGTTTTTCCAACCAGCGTTTGAACTGTATAAACTCAATGTCTCGGTCATTGTGTATCACATCAATCCACACTCTGAAGTGAAAGATGTGTCGATGTGGTGTGCCTAAAAAGCTTACATCCATGTCATCGCCTGTGGCCAATGCAGGATCAGTGGCTGCGGCAGGATAGCAGTGAATGCCTTCCTTGCGAAACGTGACCCAGATCTTGCGTTCAGCTGCGGTCATAATGCGTTCTACTGTTTCTCGTTGTTGTTGATTCATAATGTTGAGTCCTCGTTGTACTGATCCCAGTCTGTGAATGTTCGTCTTGACATTAGGCTATGCAAGCTGTGAGTCCAAACGCCAGGATTGGTTGCGTCAAAATCGTTGTCATCAATCTTGATCATGGTGTTGTAGTTCCACAACTTCACATAGGGAACACTGATGCGAATTTGTGGGATGAAGTTGCGATACTCGCACAAACAAGTGTCATTGAAATCTTCCACATGTGTCACGGGAATGTCCAGGCTGCATACATAACCCAGTTTCAAAAAGTGTACAATCATGGCGGACCACCGATCCCACTCAATGGGCGTTTGTGGATAGAAACTGTGGTTGGCACCAAAAAAGATATGCTTGACATGCTTGGATCGATCTTCATAGCTAGCAAAGTCATCTAACCAGTCTTGAATTTCTACTACTGATTGGATGCCTACCACAAACAGCGTTTGTTTTCCAAATGCTGGAGTTTTCTCTACTTCAGTTCCAGTAAAGAAATTGACATTGTCATGGCCTTCTCTATTCATTGCTGTTCCTGTTCGAGTTGATCAAGTTTGTTGTTGTCTAATTGTACACTGTCGTCGGTTTGTTGATCAACCTCAGGTTCTTCGAAATCAAACAATGCGTTGAACTGAGTACGTGCGTTTTTGGTTTTTTTGCCTTTGAATCCACGTGTGCCCACAATCTCCATCCAGTATGTGTCATAGTGTTCAATTATGGCTTCTGCACTGGCTCGGTCTGGTGCTGCAAAGATAGCTTCCACGATGTGTTCAAACTTGGCATAATCGCCACCATCACGTTGCATCATGGCAGGATGTTCGCCTGCATCAAAGCGTCGGTTGGCTTCTTGCACCGCAGTCAAGTGCATCCAAACATTGTGACCCATCAGCAATGCATAACTGAAACTGTCCCAAGAAGTCTTGCCCCATTTGCCATTTTTGTTTTGATCAGGCAACACATCATACAAACTAGGATCTTGAAAGTTTTCTGGTGTAAGTGTGACGCCAGGCTTAGCCACACCCGGTTTGTAGATACAGATGTCTTTCATCTTCAGCATGTTGCTGATTGGCGAGTCTTCCCACCGCGGATAGACACCGTCGGCAACTACTCCGTCTGACCACTTGCGGGTGTCTGTGCTGTACTTTTTGTCGTCTGCTGACGGCGCCATTCTGTACGACCACTTAGAATCGTGCTCAAACACGTTTTCAAAATAGACTTGCCCGTTCGCCGTTGCAAGGAATGGACTAGCGCAATCAAAACTAATAGTAAAATCAGGGTTGACATATTTTCTCACTGCTCGTTGAATAACTGTGAGTAGTACTGCCCACTCCAGTTTTGATGTGCCCAAGAAGTGCATCCAGTCATGAACTCCAGGTTGCAACAAGTTATCATATCGCAATGCTACCAGTCGTCGCAACACCAAATGCACATCACACATGTTCTGGCCACCCATGCTCCAACCATCAAAGTGTGTGTCTGGATACTTTGCAGGATCGCAGTATTCCTTCATGGTATCATACCATGCATCGGCACTGGTATGATTGTCGCCCTGCAACACGTTCAAAAATCTAGCACCACCATTCTTCACACCTTTTCGATGACGCATGAAGTACTCGTTGTTGAACTTGGTAGCATCCACAGCTTCTTGCAGTGTAGTGATCTGACAGGCTTCTGATGCTTTCTTGTCGTGAATAACCCAAGTTGGAATATCAAGAATCATTCCGTAGTCAGCCACTGTGTCTAGCCAGTTAAGAATTAAGCTTCGTTTCTTTTGTGCCTTGGCACAACCTGAGTTGGCTTTCCAATCACCTTCCCACAAGCCCTTGGCAATCTGGAATCCACCTGAGTCGCCCAGTATAAATGTGCCAGGCTCACGATTGCGAACCATGTCTTCTGACCAGTCCTGCTTGTTCAAGTCCAAGTTGGCATGCCCACCAGAATACAGACTCCAACGATATGGAAACAGGGCCTTCTGACTGTTGAGCCAGTTCATCTGCTCCATGTCAGTAAGGCCTGCAGGGAAACGAGCAGGATCTACATAGTGCTCGTTGCGTTGTTTGCCCACAAACGTGGCATAGAAGCCACTGATAGCAGGCAAAAACACAGCATAGTCACTTTGCTTTGCTGTGAGATTGTCTTGAACAACAGGTTCGGTCATTATTTGCTTTGTGCTGGAAGGATGTAGTTATACACTGCAACACCAGAATCTACTGTGATCTGTGCTGCACCGTCATCTGAAATACGAACAACTTTGTCGCCAGTCAAGTCCATAATGCTGGCAAACTGCTTGGCTGGATAACTCCAGGCACGTTTGAGTTGACCTGTTACATTGCCTTGAAACACAAAGTTGCCAGCGTGTGTGCTGTGATCACCAAAGAAGAACTTGAGGTCGCTGCCTTCTGTTTTGACCTGAAAGTTAGGTTCTTCAACGTTGGCGCTCATTTGCCACTTCAGTCGCTGAATGCTGGCATTGGTTGGTTCAAATTCAATGTGCCAGTTCACTGGTTTCATCTTGGCAGTTTTTAGTTTCTCGCTCACAATACCTGATGCCATGAATCTGTAGTTGTTCTTGAAGTCACCGTGTTTGTTTTCAAAGTTGATGCCATCAGGCTCTTCGGGTGTGCGTCGAGTAATAGTCAACTTGGCATCCTCGCGATATTCCTGTAGATTCAACAGGGTCTTGAGTTTGGCAAGGTTGGGCATACCAAATGTGCCCACAAAGTCAGCCACAGGATTGTGGTAGTTGCCTTGCACAACCACGCTCAAGTCCTCGGCTAGGCCGCTGATTTGAGTAGTTTTGTCGTCACCAACAATTTTCACAAGGTCAATACAACCAAGATCAAAAGTGTGCTCTACTAAGTCTAATAGACAGTCTCTCATAAGTTTCTCCTAATGTTTAAGTATACAGGGTTTATTTAGATCGTGCAACGATTCTGGCTAGAGTTTGTCCGCCTCTCAGGGACACAATTTCGCCAGGACGTTGTAGTTCTATCCAGGACAAATCTGCTAGACCTGTGTGTTGATAAGTCACATCAAATCCTGCAGATTCGGCAATTTTCACAATCTCTGATCCGGGAGTGTAACACATGAAGTTTTGTTCTGCTAACTCTACCCCGTGTGCTCGATCACAGTTGTTATAGGTCATGATCATGGTACCACCATAACGCAGTTTTTGGTATGCTTCTGTCAGGTACTGGCGGATCAATTCCATGGGTTTGAAATTGAAATAGTTATAGGCAAATATCAATCCAAACTGATCGTTAGGCAAGCTGCCTAATATTTGTTCATGATCTTCGTTGATCACATACTGTCTCAAACGAGCACGGTACGTTTCATTGAATTGAGATACTGCAGGATCTATCAGTTCCTGCGATTGGTCCACAACATACAGTGGATCTAACGGAACCATTTCTTCAATAAATGATTCTCGAGCAGGACGAATAATCATACCAGGAACACGCCAATCAGTGTAGTTGCGAAGTCTGGTACGCAACAACAAGTTGCTGTCATCATCGATTGCCAGTTGACGACTCAAAATGTGCTCGGTTGTTTCGTGGCACATTTCCTGCTTGTACATTCTAGTGCTTTCCTCGTAGTACGCTGCCTGATGTTTTTGTATAGCTGTATCTAGATCAGTTTTTAAACCATCAAATACTCGAATCAGTTGGTCAAACGATTCGTGCACCGAACTCAAACGCTTGGCAATACGAGCTTTATAGAATCCTACATCATGTTCTTGACTGGACACAATATGATTGATTGCGGCCAGCTCGTGATCAGTTTGATCACAGGTCTGCTGTACGCTCACTGTGTCCAATTGATTACGATAGTGTACAATACTGCTGAGTTTCATTCAAAATCAAACAAACTGGTAAAAGTATTTTCTGTGTTGGTTGCTGACGCCAAGTCCCAGTCCAACACACCTAGCAAGTTGTCAACCTTTTGGTCCACAACAGTTGCTTCCATCAGTCCGTCATCAAACGGAAGTTCAGTAAACCAAGTGGGCAATCGCTGTTCATCTGTGGGATAGCCTATGCTGGTCCAGCCCAGCGCATTTGACTTCAGCTTGCACACAATGGTTTTCATGCCGTCTACAATCTGCATTGAATAGTTGTCACCGTTCATTTTTCGCATGTTGTTCCAGTTGATAGCAGCCCGCACATGCCCGGGCATGTTGGCTTTGCCCAGTCGGGCTTCTTCTGCCGCATACTTGGTCAAGTTGTTCACACGCTTGGGACTGCCCTTCTCCCAACCTGGACGTTCCATGAACTCATACTTGAATGCGCGAATGTGTTCAATCAATTCATCACGCTGAGCACCAGCCAACAGCTTGTTGAGAATTTCCAACAAGAACTCTTGAATTACCTTGGGCGTATCACTGCGCTTCAAGTCCAGGCCAGTGGCCTTGGTCTTACCAATCTTGCCGTCTACGTCCAGGCGTTTGTTTTCAATGTCAATAGCGTTGACAGCATATCGCTTCTTGGTAATAAACAAACCACGATCTGCTACAGTTTCTCGACCACACTTGATCAGCTCGCCCATCTCTCTGGGACAATGAAACGCCTGCTCCATAAAGCCTGGGAAGCTAGCATTGACCTGTTCGGCTAGATCATCATATAGTGCAATACAAGTTTCTTTTGACCACTCTGTGCGACCAGCTTCAACTTCTTTTTTGAGCATGGGCCATGCACTGAAATAACACGAATCAGTGTCACCGTAGATTATTGCTTCGCCTACGTGATCATACTCTCCTGTAACACATTCATTGATGTAAGAATCCATGTGTTTGGCAATAGCACGACCCGTAAGTGTAGTACTCTGTCCGATACGCTTGTCAAAGAACCTGCAACCTGGATTCAAAATAGCACCATACAAACTGTTCAAGTTAATCTTCTTGACCAATTGACGCTTGTCCCAGAACGCAATGTCCTTGGGATCGGTGGCCAATTTTTTCTTGGCCTGCATTTCTTTGCGCTCTGAGTACCAGCGTTCCAGCAAGCCGGGAATGATACCTTTCTTCTCGTAGGTAAGAATGGTTCCGTTAGCAGTGAGAATCCAGGGCCGGTGACTATCAAATATAATTTTCCAGATCTCAGCAGCCGAGTGTGTGCTTTCTGTACCGTCTTGCCAGTCAATGGTGATCTCTGTACCTACTTCTGTGTTCATCACAGCAGTGTATTCAAGACTGCCAAACATGTTTTCCCACGCATCAGCAAACTTGCCACCGTTCTTGGCCAACTGTGCCTTGATGTAGTGATCAGTCATGATAGGACGCAATTGTCCTACTACTGTTTCTGGTCCCATGTTCATGGCACGAATAGCTGATGGATACAAGCTGTTGATGTCCACAGATCCTACCCACTCATGCAAGCCCTTGCGTGGATACGCAACATAAGCACCAGCGGCTTGATTGTCTGCACTGTCGTTGCGTTGTTGTCGATTGGGTACAACCATGCCACGCTCGTGAGCTTCGTTGATGATGGCCTGTTCAGTCACTGCCACAGCACCCATAGTGGTCTGCAACAGCACAGTGTTGGCGTGTGCCAGTTCGCTGGCCAGTTCCAGGAATCTCAGCTTTTTGTCCAGTCGATCCAACAGTGCAGTATCCTGACGGTTGTATTCAATAAACTTGCGAAAGTGTTGATTGTACAGTTGATCCAAGGTGCCTTCAAACTGTGTTTTACGATCACCTAGTTCATGTTCAGCAATGGCATCCAGACTGTAGCTGTGTCGTTCTTCGTAGGTGTATTTGCGATACAGTTGCATATAGTCCATATGCACACGACCCACAAGATCATAAGTCTCTTGTTCAGCGCCAAAACGTTCAAACATACGCTTCTTGGGCATTTGCCCCCACAAGCAAAACTTGCGAGTATCGTCCTTGCTGAGCACACGAGTGATACGGTTCACTGTGTAAGGTATGTCATAGCCTTCTGAGTTCCAACCTGACAATACATCAGCATCGTCAATCAAGTCCAAGAACATTTTCAACATGTCCTCTTCTTTTTCAAACAAGAACGTGTTGTCAAAGTCTGCTACCAATTCACGAGCAGTTTCCATACTCATGTGTCTTGGAGGAACAGCCAAGGTGACCAGTTGATCCAGCCAGTTGAGATACACAGATATAGCAGTGATAGCGTTAAACGGATCCTCCACTGGTGAGAATCCCTTGTCCTTGTGAAAGTCTACTTCAATGTCAAAAAAAGCTGTGTGCAGTTCAGGGGCATCTTGATCTTTGTAGTTCTCTTCCAAGCATCTAAAGATAGGATTGATGTCAGACTCATACAGTTGTTTGCCCGAGTGTATGCGAACTTCCTTGCGAAATTCCTTGTTGTTTCGAGTGCTGAATCTACTCACCGGAGTGTCATAGATACTGCGAAACTTGCCACGCGGGTCGTTGTAGTAGAACACATAGTTGGCTGGAAATTCGCGATAGACTCTCTTGCCATCGCGGCGTTCTACTGTGTGGATGCGATCGTGTTCACGATCAAATAGTGCGTCAATATAACTCATTGTTCTCCGATTGTGGCCGGTAAGCCGTGATTCATGCTCGTAACGTGAGCGACTCGCTGTGTAAAACAGTACTTATAGAGTTTTGCCAACGGTTTCCAAAATTGTTTCCAGCAGTTCGTGGTCTTGTTTGGCTTTGCCAAATTCAGCCTTGTGTGCCAGCTTGATGGCTTTTTTCAACACGCCGGGCTTGATTTCAAGTTCTTCAGCAATGGCCTTGATAGTGTCATTGAGTCCACCTGTGAGTGTTTCAATTTCTTGAGTGACTTGCATGCCTTCGTTGATAATTTGAATCAACTTGATCTTTTGATCACCGTTGAATGTTTTTGCTTCCATAGAATACTCCTTGTGAACTGCTATTGTAACAGTTACAGGGAACAAAATCAACTCATGTACTTGCCAATTTGCAACACTGATCGCCAATCTGTGCCACGCTTGGTTTCCATTTCTGTCATTAGCCGATGATAGGTTATCATCTCCTTGCGATAACGAGCATGGTCCAACTGAGACTGCACTGTGGGCAGCAGGTTCTCTAATTCTGGGTATGCACTCAAACGGGACATTACTGGCTCTAGCATTTCCAACGGGATCAAGGCTGGTGCAAAGTATGGTTTGTGGTTTACTTGAAAATGCACTGTGAGTTCAGGATCATGACTGTGTACAAAGTCTATGACATCTGCTAACTCAAACAGGTTGTAGTTGCTGGCACAACTGATAAATCCAATCTTTAGATGCGGCATTTGAGATCGTAACTCAAAGAAACGGGCAATGTTGGCAGCAATTTGTTCCCACTTGGCAGGCCAACGTATGAGCTCGCATGCAGCACCAATGGCGTCCAAACTGATCACAAGGTCTATGGCCTTGACCTGACTCCAGGTATCCAACACCCGTTGATCAGGAAAGAATGTGCCATTGGTGTTGTAGCTGATATGCAGTTGACTCAGTGGTGAAGATTCTGCATAGATGCCCAGCATTTTGAGATGCTCAGTGCTCATCAGCGGCTCACCCCCAGTGAAATGCATTTGATACACATGAGAAAAATCCAATCTGCGAAACAATTGCAACTTGTCTTCAAAGCTGTAGTCTTGATCAGTTAAGCCTTCTTCTCGTGCCCAGGTGCTACTGCTGTAGCTGCTGCACATGATACAGGCCAGATTGCAGACATTTTGTGTGGTCACATCAATGCGATTGAGTTCAACACGAATATCTTGATTGTGATTCTGATTGCTAAAAAATCTACGACTAGGAGGATTTTGTGCTTCTTGTCGCCAGCAGTTGCTGCAAGCTGAGGTTGGCTTATCTGCCAAAGTGTCTTGACGAGTTGATTGCAAAAAATCATTATATTCAAAATCAAAATCTTTGGCAATCACTGGTTGAGTTTGTGCGGCACAGCAAGGGCTGACCAGCACTTGCCCGCTGCTGGTTGATCTGATGTGTAAAGTTTTAAATTGGTCTCGACAGTAGTATTTCATTTTAGATATGTAACGTTGATAAGGCAGGCGGGATGCTCATTGAGATAATCAATTACTGGCTGGATCTGACTCCAGTCTCTGAGATTTCCAATGGGAAAATCATAATATAGATCTACTGCGTTGTGTTTGGATAACCAGCTTTGAAAATGCTCGCTGTTGTAAATCTGTTGTCTTGTGTGGTTCAAACAAATCTGTAAACCACCTGCTGAATAGTGATGGCCTGATGTGTCCCAATCCGTGGGATCGTCACCGTCGATGTAACTTTGAAGCAGAGTTTTGCCCAACACTTCAGATCCTAGTATAACATCGCAAGATTGATCACTGTGATATTGTCTATACGGAGTCAAATCAACCCATCCTGGTGCATTGAATTCTGTGGCATGATATAATTTAATTTCAACCAAAGAGTCTGTCACGATATCACCGTGCGACCTCGTACAGTAACGTTCCATTTGATGTACACAATGATTTAGATCTTGTAACAATTGTATTATCTGTTTGATTGCAGGCAGTCGTCTGTGTGGATCTTGATGTTGTTGACTCAGTTGAGCTTGTAAAACATTATACTCTTGTTGAGTGTGTGTAAAAAATCGATGTAGTTGATTCAAGCAATTTGCATCTACATGTGCAGGTGTATAAGGAACAGATCCAACAAAATCCACGCCCAACTTAGACAAGCCATTTAGTATTTTTAAGCAATCTTGTCTTGGCAGGTCGTAAACGTCTTGTTTGGAAACATTTATTTCTGGCATATACAAATGATCATGAATCATTGCTTGTGTTTGGTACTGATCAAACGCATTGACCCAGGCTTGTGCGCCAGGATTGTCAACTATATCAACATCTACCAAAACACAGTGGCTGGGCAATACGAATTCTAAACGCATCAAGAATTTATCATAAAAGAGAGTAAGTGCTCACTTTAAAGGTTCCGGTAGCGAATCGGATTACTCTGCCCAGCAGCCGGGCACACCACGGTAACAAGTACCGGTCCTAAGGTGATTAGTTTGCTAGCCTCTTTGCATATTGTCTGCGACGGATAGCCGATTCTTGTACCACACGTGCCATGATGTTGCGGCACTCAGTAGTATTGCGCAGGCCCAGTTCCGTGAATCGTTGATCCACATAGGCCTTGACCATTTCAGCACTTTTCTTGCTGTTGACACTTTCTAACATGCGGTCAATCTGTTCCAGTGTCTCTGCTACAGCTGGAGCCGCTGCTGCTATGCGCTTGTCAAGATTGGCTTTTTCAGCAGGCGTTGGGCCGCCAGCAGTCACACGAGGTACTTTGGGTACACCAGGCGCTGCCAGTGCAGGTGAACTTGGTGCAGCAGGTGGCTTGACACTGTAGGTAGTTTTTGCGTAACCTTGTGGGCCAGCAAAATTTGGCGTCTTTGGTGCTGGTGCCGGTTTGGCATATTTTTCCATGCCAGGTAAATTTGACAGATTGGATGCGTTAAATCCTACTGGTGCAGTAGCTTGTGGCGTAGTATTGTCCGCGGCTGCTGCTTCGGGTTCTTTGTACCCGTACAAGGATGCCAGCTTGTCTTTTTCATAAGGCAGCTCGGTGTCAGGATCAATCAGGGCAGTAGCACCTGTTTGGATACCAGCTTTGCCTCCTGTGGTGTCAGCAGATTGTTCACCAGCCAGTGTTGCTTGCAAAGCTTTGATTTCATCTTGCTTGGTAGCAATTTGTTTCTGTATGTCAGCAACTTTGGGAGTCATTATGTTGGTTTGCATTTTGTCAATGGCATCACCGCCTACATTTTGTACTCCGGTATTGAACCCGCGAGCTGCTGCACGACCTAGACCAGTAGTAGCACCGCCAACAACAGAACCTAATGCGCCAGTAGTACCACCTACGACATTGGCAACTCCGCGACCTACACTTTGTATGCCTTTGCCAACTTCTGTGCCTGCTGCTCCAATATCAGAACCAACGGTTTGTCCAGCTTTGCCAACAGTTTGCACACCTTTTTTTAGATCACCATATGTGTTTGCAGCAACATTGGACGCTTTGCTCAGTCCTGACTTTGTGGCATTGTATGTTGCAGCCACTGGATCAGCAATGGCAGTTTTGCCTACTTGCTTGATTGCACCACCTAATGCTCCAGCGGCTTTGCCCACAGCGGCGCCTGTATCTGCTACATTTTTTGTAAATTTATTAGCGCCTTTGGCAAACTTATTGGCGCCTTTTTGAATGTCTTTGAAACTGAGCTCGTCTAATTGGCTTTCCGCCAGACCTTGCTGACCATACATATCAATCATTTGTTTAATATAGAAATTGTAATGACCACGACGACCATTAAATTCTCTATCGCCCAGCACAGTTTTTAATGCAGCCACAGCATCACTTACTTCTGGACCACGCATTATTTTTAGTGCGTCAGTGACCAGCGAATCAACTCTCTGTGAGCCTTCCGCCACACCTTGGCCGCCCATATTACCCAATATTTGTTCAACTTGACGTACCCAACCACTTACATCACTGCTGCCAATTTCATCCGTATCGCCCACAAAGTCAGCAACTTCATCTACTGCCTGGCCAACTTTTTCTGGGCCGTACTTGCTCAGCAGGTCTAAGCGTTGCATTAAAATACGACGAATGATAGCACCGGCTACTGGTGAGTCTTGTTCACC